ATTCGACACAAATTTCAATGGCACTGTAAAGAAGGGATATGTTACAATGTCCGGAACTCCAGCAGAGCCAACATTCACAGAAGGAACTTACTCACCAACATAATGAATAGTTTCTTCCTCGATAAACTTCCCGACCATGTTTCGGCTGGCGGGAAGTTTTTTTTAATAAAAACAGATTTTCGCTCATGGCTTGCTTTCTCTCGAACTCTTTCCGAAAAGGAAAGTGTTATTGATGATGTAGATTTTATTTATGCAGATGAAGTGCCTCCGAAGGAATTGAAAAAAGAGGCTTTCAATGCACTTCTTGAATTTTACCATCCGAAAACGGACCTTCCCCGCCCTATCGGAAAAAGTGAAAAAGTTCTCGATTATGTTATAGATTCTCAGCTGATTTTCTGCGCTTTCCTGGAACAGTACGGAATCGACCTGACAGCAACAGACGAAAACGGGCACTTTATACAGATGCACTGGCACAAGTTTCTTGCTTTGCTTTCCGGCTTGCATAACACAAAATTGAATGAGGTTATGAGCTGGCGATGCTGGGAGGGAGACACAAAAACCGAGTACGGCAAACAGATGGCACAATTGCGGGCCGCATGGGAACTTCCGGCAGAGAATCAGGCAGAAATTGACGAAGCTCTTGCTGCCTTCAATGCGCTTTAATATGCATTAATCTTTCTATATAGGCCTTAAAATGACTTTCTTTTTATGGCAAAGAAAGCAACTATAAAAATAACCTCAGACACAAAAGAAGCCGAAAGCGGCCTTGATAAAGTCTCATCAAAATTAAATCAGTTTTCTAATAACAATAAACAGTCGCTCTCTGGATTATCACGCCTTAACGGTTCTATAACAAACGTTGCAAAATCTTTCGGAGCCGTAGGTGCTGCAGTGGGCGTGGCTGTTGCTGCAATTAAAAAGGCGAATGCAGTCATAAAAGAAACTTCAGATTTGTACAAGGTGCAGGCAACTGCAGAAAAGCAGCTGGAAGTTGCGGCAAAAAATAATCCTTACTTAAACGATACATCAGTAGTTCAGCTTAAAGCATACGCATCAGAGCTGCAGGCAGTTTCTACCGTAGGCGATGAACAACTGCTCCCTATGATGGCACAGCTTGCCGCCGCAGGCCGTACTCAGGCAGAAATCCAGGATATAATGAGCGCCGCTCTTGATGTTTCCGCATCCGGCATGATGTCGCTTGATTCTGCTGTTACTGCATTAAACAAAACCTATTCAGGAACAGCCGGCCAGCTCGGCAATCAGATAACTGCAATTAAAACGCTGACAAAAGAAGAGCTCCAGAGCGGAAAGGCCGTTGAAATTATTGCCCAGCAGTTCAAAGGCATGGCAAAAGATACCGCCGAATTAACCGGTTCAAGCGAACAGCTCAAAAACGCAATCGGAGACTATAAAGAACTTTTAGGCGAAACTTTCGAGGGTGCTTTTGCTCCGATGCGCCGCTGGTTTACTGAAGTTATCAAAAAGCATACAGATGCAAAGAAAGCCGCAAGAGAGCATAGAAAGGCGGTTCGCAATATTTACGATGAAGAAGGCGAAATCAAAGCGGATGCAAAGGAATCTGATCTGTATACAGTATGGCAGAATCTGAAAAAGGAAACAGATGAAGCCCGCCAGGCACTCATTGACTATAAAAAAGAGCAGGGTTTCGACGGTTCAAATATGGAATTGTGGGATCAGTTTACCATTGAAGAGACGTTGAAAGTTCAGCGTTTACAGTCAGAGGCAAACAAGGCCCAGAGCGCATATAGAAAGGTTGTAGAAGAACGTACAAAGGCAGAAGAAAAAGCCCGCCAGGAAGCAGAGGCTCAGGAAGAAATTGCCCGCCAGGTAGCAGAAGAAAACAGCCGCCTTGAACGTCGCGAAAAGCTCCGCAAAGATTATTCAGATTCTCTCGAAAATGTAGAAAAGCAGATTGCTGCCCGCCGTGCGCTGGGTGAAGAAGTCAGCGAAGAAGAGGAAAATCAGCTTCTGCTTAATGCGGCAACAGCGGCATATATAAAGATGTATTCTGATCCGGCTTTTGACCGTTCGCTTACTAAGAGCGGAATGTGGGCCGGAGAGCAGGAACAGCGCGATTATATTGCAAGCCTTTCAGAGCGTGCAAAGGCATCTACAGAAATTGCGAAATTAAAGCAGGATGCAGACAAAATCAAAGAAGAGGCTCAAAAGACATTGTTTGGAAAAGACACAAGCCTTTCTGAACAGATAGGCCTTGAAATCAATGCTCTTGATGAATACATGAAAAAGCTCGACGAAACCGGCGAAGCTTATGCCCAGCTTGCAGAAAAGAAGAATGAGCTTGCAGTGCTGCAGACAGAGGTCCAGAAGAGAGAACTCGAAGAGCAGGCAAAAGCTGCAGAGCAGAAGGTTGCAGAAATTACAGATGTTATTGCCGGCTATGTAGACCGATTCGCAGAAATTACAAACGGAATAACCGCACTTGTAAGAATGAACAACGAAGAAGAAACTGAGGCCGCCATTACAGAGCTTTCTGAGCAGTATACAAACGGAATTATTGATTATGAGGAATACTGCGAAAAGAAAAAGCAGCTCAACAAAAAGGCAGCCCAGGAAGAATATAAGGTTAAGATGTGGGAATGGACCGCATCATTCCTTCAGGCAACTGCAAATATTGCGCAGGGTGTATCAAAGGCACTCGCAGAGGGCGGACCGTATGCCGGCCCGATTCTCGCCGCTTTGATTGCTGCATCTGGCGCGGTTCAGATTGCTTCAATTGTTGCAAACAAGCCAAAGCCTCCGAGCTTTGCAACCGGAGGAATTGTTCCGGGTAACAGTTATTCCGGAGACAGAGTTCAGGCAAATGTTAACTCAGGCGAAATGATTCTCAATGCACAACAGCAGAGAAACCTCTGGGATATGGCAAACAGCAGAGGCGGTGGCGCGGTTGTAAATATGCCCGTTACAATTCAGAACAATGCATCTGATTCAGTTTCCGCATCTGCAGAGCTTTCAACAAACGGGCTCACAGTTTTAATCAATAAAGTAGTTAATTCACAGATGGCTCTGGGCAAATATAATCAGAGTATGGATATTGCACAGAGCCGCCGCCATGGTGTTGAGTATCAGTAGGAGGATAAAATGAACGTTATACAATGGCCGAGTGAAATTCCGAGCCGCTTTTTTTCCGGAAACGACCAGCCAAAGGCAAATACAGAAACTACATCTTTTCTTTCCGGAAGGCAGGTTTCCTGGCAGATAAATACAAAAAAGCTCATGACCTATAAAGTAAAACTTCAGCTCACAAAATCAGAGCTTGCCCTCTTCTGGACCTGGTTCAATGATGTATTAGGCCAGAATGCAAACGCCTTCACTTGCTCTGCTTTAGGCTCTGGAACATACCGCTTTGTTTCGGTTCCCTCTCCGGATGATACGAATCAGACAAAGAGAACTCTTTCCATGGAGATTGAAGAGGTTTATTAATGACAAGAGCACAGATTTTTAATCTGCTTTTTAATGGCGGAAACTATGCGAAACAGTATCTTATAAAACTTTCTCATCCGACAGCTGGAACTCTCCGCTTTGTAAATAACAATGAATCTGTTGTTTATGATGAAGCAACCTACACTCCGGCAAATTATGAATATACAGAGCCCGATTCGCAGGGGTCAGGCGCATCTCTTGAAATCGGGATTGCAGACAATTATCAGCTTGTTGAATGGGTAGAAAATGCAGACGACCGTTATACTCTTGAAGTAGTAGGTATTTTGAACAATGGTACTGTTCAGGAGGTAAGGGCTTTTAAGCATTTTTACGGCTCTGTTTCAATGTCAGAAGATGGAAAACTTTCCTTCTCGCTCGAAGATGATGGAAGGCTTCAGATGGTGTTCACGGTTTACAAATATGATACAGCCTTGAATCCAGGAAATGCATGATTAATGTTTTTGATCTTATTGGCTTACCATATCAGGAAAACGGGCGCGGCCCGGAAGGATATGATTGTTATGGCCTTGCAATCGAAGTAGAAAAAAGATTCGGCAAAAAGCTGCGCGATGTAGTTTATGAAAATCATAATATAGAACTTTCTCAAAAGTGGGCGCCCCTCTTAAATGTCAAAAAAACTGACTTTATTAAGGAGGGCGCCATACTTGAAATACATGTCGGAAATACACTCCATATAGCTGTTGCTCTGGATAAAGTCAGAATGATTCATGCAACAACAAATCAGGGAGTAAGAATTTCAAAGATTGCTGCCTACAAAATAGCAGGTATTTATGAGGTTATCTAAATGGGTTTAATTAATATCTATGATACAGTTTCAAACGATATAACAGCAATCAAGGCAAACGGCAGACTTAAAAATATTTTGACAGATATAGACTTTTCTCACTCGCTTGTATTAAAGGCGGGAGAAAAGCTTTCCGGTGATTACGAAGTACAGCCTGAAGATGTTATTTATATCAGAAAGATTCCGGGTTCTACTGCAGTAATGGCGGGAATTGCTATTGCTTTTGCAGTTATCGCCGTAGGTGTCGGCGTAGGCTCTGCAATCTATGCAAAGAGGGCATCTGATGAAGCGAAGGCCGAAATGGAAAAGGCCCAGCGCAATGCCGAAAACATGGCCGCCGCCGTTCAGCAGCTTCCTTTTATTCGCGGTGCCAAAAACCGCAAGGCACTCGGCGAGGTTGTACAGTTCATTATGGGCTCTGTATATAATACGCCTTATAACGTAACAGATGGCTTTTATACAATCGACGGAGCGGATGGAATCAATTCATATTACAATGCTGTTTTTTCAGCTGGCTATGGAAATCAGAAGATCACACAGTTTTTGCTGGGAAATGAAAACATTGCTCACAATGATAACGGAATTTCAGGTGTTCAGCCTTTCGATTCTAATTCCCTTTATTATGATTCGAGCAATTCAAACATGGTTGAGGTCCGCCAGCCTGGCGATTCTCTCACAATTGCAAATGGAAATCAGAAAGTAAGTGCAACCTATGCCGCAGCAGAATTAAAGCATGAGTTCGGGCAGGATGCCGAGCCGGTAATTGTTCAGGCAGCAGAGAACGCAATGAAGATTCAAGTCTGCATCCAGTTTAGCTGCTTAAGACAGTATAATTCTGAGGCAGAAACCTGGCAGGAAAGAACTGCAATTGTCCGCCCTTACTGGAGTAACGACGGCGGAACAACCTGGACCGAGTTCTTTTTTGCTGGAACAACTTCAAACACTTTTGTAAAAAACTCTAACAGAAATATCCGCTTTGTCGCAACAAAAACTTTTACAGCTGCAGAAAGTTACGGAAAAAACATTTCCATCAAGGTAGTTAAGGAAACTCCGAAGGCAGAATCAGGCTCCCAGGAAGATTGCCAGCTTTTATGGTATCAGACATTCCAATATGATGCAGTAAAATCTACCTCTTCTTCACTTGTTGCATGTACTCCGCTTGAAGCTGAATTATTCAATAAGGTGACTCGCGTTGCTTACAGAGTAGTTGCAAACGATTCTACTCAGGGAGTTCTCGAAGAGCTTCATGCCATTACAGAAGCCTATGCCCGTACATGGGATGGAACAACATGGAGCGCCCAGAAAACAACAACAAGAAATCCGGCATCCTGGCTTGTTGAAATCCTTACAAGTGATTTCCATATTCCTAGCCGCTTTAACACTTCAGAGCTTGAAATGAACTCTTTCGGCGCTCTCTACGAATATTGCGAAGAAAACGGATTTTACTGCGACGGAATCATCACTCAGAGCGAAAAGAAAGCCGATATTCTCACAAAGATTTTATCATTATGTAATGCAACACTCATAAGAAATCAGGAAGGCCTTCTTGAAGTTTTTATTGATAAGGAAGAAGAGAATCCGGTTGCGCTTTTGAATACCGAAAATATAGTTTCTTTCTCTGCATCAAAATCCATGCAGAAAAAGACAGACGGAACAAAAGTAACATATACAAACAGAAATACATGGACCGTAGACACTTTTTATTCAATGCTCGATGGCGGCTCTTATGATTACACTTCCGACACTGTAGACTCTCTGGGCTTAGATTATGTTACAGATTACGAGCATGCCTATAAAATGGCACAGAGAAAACTGAGAGAGCGCCAGCTCCAGCCGCGTGAAGTTAAGGCTGATGTAGGAAGCGAGGGAGACTGGTATCCGCTTTATTCAACAATCCTTCTGCAGCTTCCGCATTTATTGCAGGGCCTTGCTTCAAGCGTTATAAAGGGAATTACAACAAACAATTCCGGAGAAATTACACAGATTGCAGTTTCTGATGCGCTTACTTTTGAAGAGGGCTCTCGATACGGAGTTATTATCCAGGCAACAAACAGCTTCGGATTCAAGCTTTATGCTGCAGAGGTTGAGGGAGTTTTTGCAGAAGGTGAAGAAGAAGGCATCACAAGAATTCTTTCTTTCCCTACTCCGCTGGATGTAAGCGAGAGCTCTATTGTTCCGGAATTAGGAAATCATCTTTCTTTCGGACTTCTGGATAATGATGGCAAGTTCTCAAAGATTACGAACGTAATGAAGATTTACGGAGTAGAGCCTAACGGAAAAGGCGGATTCACTCTCACTTTAAGAGATTACAATGAAGAAGTTTATTCTTACGGCGGAACTATTCCGGCTTATAAGTCAAACGTTACAAGGCCGCAGGCTGGGAATAGAGGCGTATCAATTGAAGATGTAGCAAGATTGCGCCAGGATATGAACGTACTGCAGGAAGATCTGATAAATGCATATCAGATGCTCGAAATGCCTATTGTAGTAGATGCAGACGTTAAGAGCGTAATCATTGAAACAAACGAAGAAGGAAAAGCTTCTACCGCTCAGACCGTAGAAACTCAGATTTCATGCCGCCAGGGCTGGGAAGATAGGCCCTTTGTAGTCGGTTCTATAAATGTTCCGGCGGGCTGGTCTTATGAAGTAGTAGGCGGAAAAGTAATATTTACAATTGCAGAAGGCGCGGAAGTTCGCTCCGGACAGTTTAAGATTCCGGTTATCTATCGCCCTATTGTTCAGTATGATCAGTATGTCGATGAAAACGATAATTCCTATGTAGATGAAAACGATGCAAACTATATGGCGCTGGAAACCTCATCTACAACATACACTTATGATATATGGTTCTCATATTTCGGCTTGCAGGATGCTGTATATTTAGGCCCTATTTCAAATCTGGCATCTATTCCATCAATTACCGGCCTGAACAATTACTTTGTATGGACCGGAGCAGAAACCGCTTCCAGTCTTTCGATTGAGGGCAAGTTCCGCCCGGCGCGGTTGTATAAGTTCATAGGAACAAATAAGGCTTGGAAGTGGGAAGTTGATGAAGATATTGCGCACACTACTTTTGCGATGGGCGATGTTTTAGGAGTCGCAGATGCCGACCTGGAACAGAACAATTCGCAGGCTTATGAATACCTTGCTCATCTTTCTGCAAACAGCATTTTTGCAGATTTACTTGTTGCAAATGCTGCGTTTATCAGTCAGCTTGCTGCTGATTCTGCTTTTGTAGATGAGCTTATTCAGGTAGGCGGACTTGTAGAAGAATCTACAATCATTGAAGGTGGAAAGATTAAAACAAATCTTATTGATACAGATGCAATCAAGGCAACTCAGGGATTCTTTGATAACATTACAATTTCAGGATATTTGAACAATGTAAGCGGAAAATATACCGGAACTCTTGAAGTCTATCCGGATGCTGATCCGGACTCTCCGACCGGATATCAATTTTCTGTTAATACAAAAGGCATATCATTATCAACTAGAACATATATTACAAAAGAGGTTTATGATTCAGCCGTACATTTTATTAATGACTGGTCTTTTACAATATGGCCGAGAGTTATTTCAAGACCTTATGGATATGAAGCATATACGCCGTCAGGAGGTGTCACAGATTTTGAAAATGATTTAAGACTCGAAATACAAAATGGTTTTGTTTATAGATTGAATGTATTAGAAAGGCCTAAACATGAATTGAATAATGATATACCAATTAGAGGATATTTAAAATTTAATGATTTTTATGGAAATCCGATTGAATTAACATTGACTCATTTAGAGCTTATATATCAGGATGGGGCCTTTTTGGATAATGTTTTTATGTTTTGGGGATATTCGGAGGTAGGAACTATATATAGAGTTTGCTTCCTGGAAAATGAAAGATTTTATCAATATAGAGAGCCTACTGCTCAGTTCCCAATTGGAAAAAATAGAATCAACTGGCTGTCAAAAATGTGTTTCTGGATAGATTGACATTATTACTATGAACGAAATCAGCGTAAAAATGACAGTAGATCAGGTTGCAGTTATTCTCAGTTTATTAAAGCCATATACAGAGCTCTCAATGAGCCTTACAAATCAATATAAGACCCAGCTCGCAGCCGCACAGATGCCGGTTCGGGCTAAAAAGGTAGAAGAAAATATTGAAGGGGTAAACAATGCCAACAACTAGATTCAAGGGTGAAACAGCAGGCGAACGCCTCGATAAATCATCAATTTCAGACAGCGACATGCTCCAGCTCAGGCACAAGCCCGGCACAATCGAAGATGCCGACAAAGGAATCTCAAAAGCTCAGCTTTTAAGCTGCCCTTTCGGAGTTTCCGACACAGCCGCCGCAACCGCCGCCAAAGCCGCCGACCTCACAGATTCAAATCCAGACTTTACCCTCGTTTCAGGCCGTGAAGTTGTAGTATGTTTCACAACCGCAAACACAGCCAGCAATCCGACATTAAATTTCGCAGGCTCAGGAGCAATTCCTCTCTACCGCACAAACGGCGAAGCAGTCGGATCATGGCCTGCTGATACCTGGATGCATCTCAAATATTTTTATGCGACCGTAGGCAATACAACAATCCAGCGCTGGATTCTGCTTTCCCCGCTTCCGGTGAATGAAGTTGCTGCTAATAATATGAATTCTGTTACCTCGAATGCGGTAGCCGATTATGCAAACAAAAATATTAAATATAAACAAGTACGATTAGACAATATAACAGTGGGAAGTGGCGGCTATATTGATATACAAGAAAACTTCCCTAGCGGAATGAATAATTTCATATTCTGTTTAATGATGAACTTCGGAACAAACTACGGGTTTCATTCTTTTGATGTTAATGCAGATGGCCGCTATATGAGAGGCACGCCTGGGGATAATATCGACTATGTAATATTGCGTTATTATTATACCGATTAATTGCTATAATTTGTAACTATAATAGAATAAAAGATATATAACTGGTGGCAAGTCCGCCGCCGCCAAGGTTTAGAGCCTCCATTGCATTTACATAAATCTCTGTATTACTATTAACCTCAATCGGCATTATAATATTTGTTTCTGCAAATTCCCCGTAAGCAATGCCGCAAACGTTTAAATTCGCTCCAACAACTTGAATGAATAAACGTTCAACTCCTGATATTGGTATAGTTTTACCGATTATATGAAGTGATAACAAATATCTTTCGGTTGTCCTAAATTTTATTTTGTTTCCATCTTTGTAAACATTGGGATTATCATTGTAAAAATCTGATGATAAAGGCAATATGCCCGCGGGTTGTTCTCCATTAGTAAATACAAAGCGAGAAATTGCGCGTTTTGTTGTAAATACAGCGGCTACCGCATTCGAGGTAACAGAATTCATATTATCAAAACTGGTACACAAATCTGGTACAAAAATCTGGTACAGAAAAAGTGGACTGAGAAAAACAAACCCGAACTATTGCGAACGATAACTCTTTATGTTATAAAAAAATAACAGGTTATTTGAACAGATGCGGATGGATTTGAACTGCAAAAATTAAAACTTCTAAGCAGTAGGTCGACAGTTCGATTCTGCCAAGCGTCATACCATTTAATTCTATATAAAATAAGGAATTATGTATTAGTTATCTTTTACCGAAAAGGTCAAATTTCGGTGATTTTGTAAACTGGTACACAAAATGGTACAAATTTCCGCCCGTCGGTATAAGTGGAAAGAATAACCTGGTAAATCTATTTTTTACGAGGTTATAACATGCAGAAACTTCCCTTCTCTCTCACCATCCGAGGTGATTCGCCGTTTTATTATGTGCGATTCCGTAATGAGCGCACCGGTAAATTCATGAGCTGGCTTTCCACAAAGGAAAAGAACTACAACAGAGCTCTCCGCAAAGCGTGGGATTTATACAATCAAAAACAATCAGACATTGAAAAACTATCATTTTATGACAGCATCAGAAAATCAGATTATACAGCTGAGGATGTTCAGAAGTTTCTGGAAGATTTTCAGCGCAAAGGCTTTTTGACAAGCTTTGTAATGAACGATTCCAGCCTTCAGAATGTGGATGCTCTTGAATGGCTTTGCAGCTTCTGGAATCCGGAGCAATCCGAATACCTGAAGGAAAAGGAACGCAAAGGCCAGAGCGTACACAAAAAGCACAGGGAAAACTCGACCGCTTTTATTTTGCGGCACTGGTCCGGCATCCTGGAAGGAAAGAAACTCGGCGAGCTTTCGAGGGCAGACATTAAGAGGCAGTTTGAAAGACTGGATGCTCTTGAACTCAACGGCAATACAAAGAATCATATTCTCCGCTCGGTACTCACTCCGCTGAAGTGGGCATATAATAACGAGCTTCTGCCGGTGGACCTTTCCCGCGGCTGGGTAATGTACAAATGCAATTATAAAAAGCGTGTTATTTTGACAATGGAAATGGCGCGGAATGTTTTCCGCGTTCCGTGGGGTAACGACATGGCGCGGCTTGCATCCATGCTTTCCATGTGTACGGGCATGCGATGCGGAGAGATTCAGGCCTTAACAGCGGATGATCTGGGCGATAACTGCATCTATGTGCGCCATTCTTACAACCTCAAAGACGGGCTCAAAAGCACAAAGAATGGAGAAGATCGCACTGTCTATGTATATTTTCCTTATATCATGCAGGAACTCAAAAAACTTGCTTTCTGCAATCCGCATAATGGCGGCGCGGGTTTTATATTCTGGGGCAAGCTTGCGGATAAACCTATTGATTGCAATGTTTTCCGCAAATTCTTCCGCCGTGCGCTAGTGGAAGCAGGCATGAATCCGGCAGATGCTAAGGGCATGACCTTTCACGCATGGCGACATTTTTATACTACCTATATGGCTGATAAGGTTAATCAAAGGGCTCTGCAGAGTCAGACCGGGCACAAGTCGCAGATAATGCTGGAACATTATGCCTCGCATCAGACTGCAGAAGAGGCTCGGCTTATTACGGCAGCGCAGGCGGAAGTTTTCGGCTCTATCTTAAATTAAACATATTTAATCCAGAAGCCGGCATATATTATGCCATTTTTTCAGCTTCTTCCTTAACTTCAATTTCTCTCTCCCATTTATCCAGCAAGGTCCATATTGTATCTTTCTGGATTGCAGTAAGCTTCTGATAAATCATCAGGAGCTTTTTTTCTTCATTACTCATTCCATCTTCCTTTCCGGTAATAAGCCATACTGCAGAAACTTTCAGATAGTCTGCAATTCTGATGCAGATGTCTCCAGCTGGTACGGTTCCCCTTGCCGACCAGTTAGAAAAACAATTATCTGGAAGTTTAAGCGCTTCAGAGACTTCTTTCCGCACTATTCCTCTTTGTCTGCAGACAGAGCTGATTCGCTCGACTATCTGCAAGCCGTTTGTTTCAAAATCTGTCATATAAAAACCTCATTAATATTTTCGCAAAAAAAATCTCAAATGTTAATTTTTTTCTTGACTTAACTCTCATCTGGTACTATTATGCTTTATAGGAACTCTCAAATGAGAGTTTGAACTGATACCATGGTATCAGTAAATATCAGAATGTTGACAATTCTGATATTTGGCAGGTCGAGATTTTTTTAATTAGGTTATAGCTTTCCTACCCATTACCGACGGGCGGAAGTTGTAATATATAGGCCCTTCAGGCTGGGAACTCGACCTCTCAACTTGAAGGGCTTGTTTTTTCTCCGGGCATATTGCCCGGAGTTTAAGCAAAGCTTTTATCTTTCCTTTCGGACTTTCCGCTGGGTCCCCACCCGCGTAGGTCATATAAAAACTTCTGGGAAAGAGGGATGCTCTGCAATGGATAAATCGGCATCCCTCAATCCCTACTCTTAACGGAGGAAAAACTATGGAAAGACAGCGTTTATGCGTGCGCGTTCCTGATGCGTGCAAAATGCTCTCCATCGGTCGAACTACACTTTTTTCTCTTGATATTCCGTATGTCAAGATTAACAGTGTGCGGCTTTATAAGGTTGCGGATTTGGAGGCTTATCTGGAAGCCCACACAGTCACAAAGGAGGGAGTATGACTCAATACGTTTATTTAGACACAATGCAGAATCTCTGCCTGAGATTGAACAATGCATTTAAGGTAACAAGGCCCGATGATCAGCCGCTTATCGACTTATACGATGCAGCTGAAGAGGGATTTTTCCGCAGAAAGGAAAAGCTGGAAATTGGCCTTGCCGGAGTTCCAGTTTCAGACAAACAGCTGGAAAGAGTAAAAGGCTTTGAAGAATATGTAGTAAAAGCCGAAAACGATGCAGCCTATAAGCTGAGGGAGTCAGAGGTTGAAAAGAGGACAACCGCCTAAAGCGGTGATAGCTATCCCGGCGGACCCGGTAGCAAAAGCCGGAGCAAGGGTTCTTTCCTTCAAGTCAGAAAAAGAGGCGGCTGAATATTTCGGAATGAAGCCTCAAAGCTTGAATCGAATCCTTACCGAAGGCGATGCGGTCCGCCCTTCATGCGGTTACTTCTTCGACTATGAAATACAACAATGATTGAAAGAATGACTACCAGCGGCACAATCATGCTTTTGGATGAAATGAAGAAACTGGCTGTCAGCGATAAAAAGCGCTATGACAGACAAATGAGCAAAAACAGCAAAATCTATGTAAATAAAAATATGTATGATTCAGCTGTTTACTTTCTGGATGAACAGCTCCCGGTTATCCGTGAGATTCTGGGGAAAAGTTTTAAGGATTAAACAATGGCAGAAAAAATTGATTATAAGGAATACCTTAAGCAGTTCGGAAAAATCGAAACTGATTCAAAGAACAGAATTAAGGCTTATCTGGAAGAGCAGATAAAAGAAGATGCTGCTCTTAAGGCACTCTATCGCGCTGAGAAGATAGATGATTGTTATGACTTCATAAAAAATGCAGTAAAGGCGACCGGATGCGGAAGCTCTGCATCTGTTGAAGATGCAATTGTTTTCAAAATGGCGAGAGATTACTTTCTGGATATTTTACCGAAGGAATCTGACGAGGTTCCGGAAGTAAAAACTGAAGGCGCAGAAACAGCGGCAGAAGCTGAAACTGAGGCAGAAACGGAACTGGATGCAGAATCAGAAAATACATCTGCAGAGGCCGACAACGAAAACTCAGGAACTCCAAGCGAGGAAGCAGAGCCAGAAAACGAAAAGCCGGCAGAAAAAGAAGAAGTCATGCTCCATCAGGCAGACGACGAGGGGGAAGAATCTGAGGATTCAGAAAACAGCGAGGCAGAAACGGAACAGGCAGAAGAAGAAAAGCTTGCAGACAACGAAAACGAAGTTGTTACTGATGAATACGGATTCGAGGTTTTCGGGGAAGAAAAGGCAACCGAAGCAGGCGCAGAAACAGCGGCATCTGCAGAAACAAAAGCAGAGCCAGAAAACGAAAAGCCGGAGCCTTTCCATCCGAAATATGACGAAGATGGCAACGGCCTTCTTTTCGACTTATAGGGGGCATGAAAGATGCATGCTCCAAAAAATTGGTATGACCGATTAGAAATCGAAAACGGGCAGATTGTCAGAATCTTAACTGCAGAATGGTGGCATAAGGCTCATCCTGAAGATGTGTACACTTGCGATGTCTACAAGGAATCTGATTCCGGCGAATCGTGGGAACAGAATCTTTACTGCAGTATGTGGGGCGGCCATTGCGTAGCCTTTCCGGGCTTGCCTTATAATGATCGCTCATACTGGTACTACAATCCGGATATTGCTGGGCTGGAAGGATGGAGAAAAAGAGCGAGAAAATCAAGCGTAGGATATTCCGATTGCGTAACGGATGCCGACATTGATTTTGTTTGCCAGCTCTATCCGAGTTTCAAATACCTGGCGAATAAGTTTGATATTCAGTCTAAGGCTGAGCTCATAAGTACAATTGAATTATGGGTGAATCATAGAGAGCTTGAAATTCTGCTTGCCGCCGGATATGAGAAGATCGGATTTAATAAAATCTTCTGGAGAATGTCGGAGAAGAACAGAAAAGAAACATGCAGATTTATCAAAAATAATCCGCTTTGTTTGAATCTGAATCTTAAGGAAATAAGAGCCGCCATGCGCTCGGAAAATCCTTCTTTATGCGCTGAATACTTTCATTATGTTTCTTCATGGTATAGACCTGATAAAAAATATCCTTATTCAGTAAGCATCAGCTTTGAAGATTTTAAGTACATAAAGAAAGCCCGCAAGAAGTTTACATCAACTTATGAGGAAGAAGAAAGCGCCATGAAGCAGCTTGTTGATTTATACAGAGATTATCTTTGTATGCTTTCGAGAAGCGATCATGCTTTTGAAGATGAATACTGGCACTACCCTTCAAATCTTACAGAGTTTCACGACAGACTTGTAGAAGAAGAGCGCATAAAAGAGGAAGCGAGAATGATAGAGAGAGCGAAGGAAGAAGAAAAGCGGCTTAAGGAACAGAAGAAAGCCATTAAAAGAATTGAGAAAAAGTTTGCAGAAATCAACAAATCAATTGACGGCTATTCTATTTTTGTAACTTCTAATTATGAAGAATGGCAGAAGCAGGCAAAAGCTCTGCATCAGTGTATTTGCGCAAGTGGTTACTATCAGGGAACTGCAGACGGTGATTATACAATTGTTTTCATTCAGAAAGAAGGCGTTCCAATAGCGACAGCTCAGATTTCTCAGAATGGCACAATCGGCCAGTTTTATGCAGACGAAACCGACCGCAACAATTGCAAGCCTTCTGAAGAAGTCTCTGCCGCTCTGGATAAGTGGATGGCACAAGTTCCAAAATCAAAATTCAAAAAATCTAAACCGCGCCAGCGCAAGAGCGCTAAAAAGGAGGTAGCAGCATGAGTTTTTTCAACAGTAAGCCCTGGGCGAAGATTCCGACAGATTTACTTGAAAATAAAGCAATGATTAGAACGGAAAAGGAACTCGCTCCGGAGCTCCGCGCCGCGCCGGTTCTTCTTTACCTGGCAGGAGCAACAAAGGCCGATGAAGATGGCATTTTTGACATCGGCGATGGTGAAGAGTTTGCAGCTCTTATCAAGGCAGACAAGCCGGAAACAGTTTTTACTGTTGCATCCGCAATGGTGAAATTCCGCATCTTTGCGCATGTTCCTGATTCAACTATTTATCTGTTCGCTGAGTGGGAATATACAACACGGCAGAACGGCAAAGCGCTTGAAAACCGCTTTAATATTGCCCGCGCCCAGTGGGAAAAAAAGCAGAAAGAATCTTCTTTTTTTCCGGTGTATAATAAAGTTAACACCCAAAGAAAAAACATAGTCGATACATCCGCCGAGTGTTTAAACACTATACAGCCCCGTGTTAACGAGTGTTTTAACACTATACGGCCCGCCGAAAACGCGAATCCGCAGATAAGAAGAGAACAGATAAGAGAGACCAGAGCAGAACAGAATATATCAGAGTTAGAAAAGACCACACACACAAGAGTAGAAGGTGTGGAGGGAGAGATTCCGCCGGCGGTTTCCGAGCCTATTATGGACTCTCCAACCGCCGGCTCAAAGATGAATCAAGACTTTGAGCAGATGGAAGCAGAAACAAAAGAGCGTATAAATGCCTTAAACGTTCAAATCCTTCCTGAAACTGAAAACTCTGATGCAACAGATTCAGCTGGTGACAAAGTACAAGAAACAGAAGATGCAAGTTTCGTGCCAAAAAGCGATAAAAAAAACATGGGGGAGCTTGTAGAGACTCTGCAGAAGTTCTTTGCTGAAAATAACGCGGGTTATAACGCATCAAAAGGCTTGAAAACTGTCGAACAGATTGCAGATGATCTTCTGGAATCTGCAGATACGCCGGAGAAAGCTGCGGACCTGGCGCGGAAAATGTGCTTTGAGTTTAAGAAAATGCATGATGCGCCGGAGGGTGACCGCTGGCATAATGTTCCGTTATTTCCGGCATATATGGCGAAGGATGCCATCTGGTCGCAACTGCTTTCGAGAGTTTCGAGGATTTACGGAACTGTAAAAGAGCCGAGGGCTCTGGGTGTAGTTGCGCAGGCTGAAAAGGACCGCAAGGAAGCGCTTGCAGATAGTGCCGAATATGGGGATCAGTTTGAAGCCGAATATGTGCGCTATGGTATAGACCCGGCAGACCCTTGCAGACAGCAGAAGCTCTTCCAGATGAAAATGAAGGGCCATTGCGTTGAGGGGGCAAGCTAGTGAAGCAGAAAGATAAACCGTGGCCGGAATATCCTCCGGCACTGAAAGAGCGGGCGATTATTCAGCGGGGGCTGCAGTTTTATTTTTCATGCGTTATGTGCAGGGAGCTGGGATGGAAAAAGGATTGCAAGGGGAAAGATAATTGCGGGCAATATCTGTATGCGAGGATTACAGAGCATTGCAAAAAGTGGGAGTGTATAAAAAATGGATCAGCCAATACAGTCGGAATTTCCAGAAATTGAGTTATGCGTTCAGGAAAATCTGCGGATTGTTGAGCAGAAGAAAAAGGATGCAAGGCGGGAGTTTTACAATTCCCAGAAACTGCCCTATTTCGAGAATCCGGAGAATGACAGTGAAAAGCTCTTTAACTTGCAATTCAAGTATTTAAAAAAAGGCGATGAAGAGGCGCGAAGAGAATTATATCTGCTTAGTTATGAGATTATGCGCCGGCTATTGTGGCGCCGCATGAAAAAGGGCGGCCTGGGATGGCTCGATTCAGAAAAACAGAATGAGATTGTGGCAGATGCTTTTCTGTATGTTTTCCGCCGTTATGAGCGTGGCATGGGTTACGTTGTAACTAAAAGCTTTATATCCGTACTGAAAAACGGAGTAAAGCATGCGCTCGAATATACAACGATGAAAGACCAGGAAGAAAGCCTGACCGGAATCAAAAACTTAACTAAAAAAGCAAAAGCTTTATTTTGCTAGGAGGAGAAAAAACTATGTTGAAAGTGCTGGAAGTTGCAAAGATCGTACAGGGAAAGAATATCCGTAACGAGCGCGACAGTGAAATCTTAGAGCTGGCAGATTCGATTGATAAGCAGGGGCTTATTAATCCTATTACGGTTCAGAAGCGTGAAGATGGCAAATATGTAGTTGTTGCAGGGCATCGCCGCTTTGAAGCAATCAAGAGACTGGGCTGGCCGCATGTTGAATGCAATATCTTTGAGGATTTGAACGAAAAGGAAATAATCCTTGCCCAGATTGCAGAGAACTGTCAGAGAAAGAACATGAGCGCATCTGAGCTTGTAGATGTATTCGAGGACCTGAAAGAACGTTTTAACATGAATCAGGGCGCCATTGCAAAGCGTTTCGGTAAGTCAGAAACCTGGGTTTCAAATCAGTATCAGGCTGTCAGACTTCTGGCGAGTCAGTACGATGAAAAGGTTCCAAAGGCAGAAAAGGAAAAGACTGCCGGCCAGATTAAAAATGATGCTAAGAAGGCAATGACTTCAAGCGAGCTGATAATCTGTGAAGGAATGAAAGTTAAGGTGAACGGTCATAAATACACAATCTATTGCAGTGACAACACAACAGAAAACCTCTTAAGAGATTTTATCAACGGCAGAAGAGCCGGAAGGAGCAGAAAATGATTTTTGAAGAAAGAAAAGTATTGCCGGAAGTTTTATTTTCCGGTGCGGCAGAAGTTGGTGATTATGTGGTTGTAAGCAGTTTGAAAATTGCGCCAGCTGTATTTCGTTTTAATGGCAAAGATATAAGAATTCCAGAGATTATCACTCCGGAAACAAAGCTTTATTGCATCCAAAAGAACAAGAAGAATTGTGAGCTCTTGTTTGACAATTGTCTTTTTGCGATGCCGATAGCACCGTTTAAGAAAGACAAGAAGGTAAGCTTTTCAAGTTCTTTCCTGAATGAATATCTGAATAAGCATTTTGTGCCTCAGTTCAAATATTTGACTGGTAATGATGATCTGAAAATCAAGTGCAACCTTCTCTCAAAAAAAGAAGTTTTCGACGAGAAAAAGAGACTCGACTGGTTTAAGGAATCGAAGCACAAGATTGCGATGTACAAAGAATATTCAAATTGGTGGTGGCTCTCTGATGAATGGAGAGATTGTGAAGGCGATGCGTCGTCGGCTTGCTTCTGCTTTGTCTACGACCATGGCAATGCGAACTACAGCGACGCCGGCTATACGGGCCGTTATGTTCGTCCCCGCTTCGTAATCGGAGCGAAGGCATAGGCCGAGCGGCTCTGTTGTATGCCGCCCTATGTGGGGCGGCTAGGAGGATAAAATGGGAAATATTAATCATGTAGTTGTCGAGGGAAATCTCACTCAGTCGGCAGAGCTTTCCAGATGGACCGATGGAACTCCATACATCAGATTCACAATCGCATATAACGATTCTTACAAAAACAAACAGACAGGCGAATGGGATTCTATACCGAGTTTCTTTGATTGCCAGTGTAAAGGGCCGTATGCCGAGGCAATGAGTAAGCATCTGCTTAAAGGTCGCAGAATCTCTGTTGAGGGAAAACTTAAACAGCAGACATGGACCGACGACCAGGGCATAAAGCATTCAAGAGTCATAATTCGCGTGGATAATATCTCGCTTGCTCCATTCGGTAATAATTCATTCCGGCCATCAGAAGCAGCTCAGCAGAGCGCAGAGGCCCAGCAGAATGAATATAACTACCAGAGTACGCCAGAGAATTATGATGCTTCAATGTTTGATGATCAGCTGCCGGAAGATATTCCGTTTTAGTTTGATAAATAGTTTATGTGATTAGGGAGGTAAAGCATGAACGAATTAATTATTGCAGAAGAAGAAGCTGGAAACTTTATGACAACGAAGGCACTTGCTGAAGTGCTGGGAGTTTCTGAAAGAACTATCAGAGATACAGCGACCGCTAAAGGGCTGGAAGGTACTTTCCATACCTTGCAGACAAAAGGCGGAAAGCAGTCTCTCAGAGTGTTCAGCGAGGAAGAGGCAACAATCATCAAGATGGAGATTCAGAAGCATCATAACTTACAGAGCCGTCAGATTGATTCTGTAACGACTGCAACAGAAGAAGATCAGATGATTGCTCAGGCAATGGCAATTCTGAATAGACGCATCCAGGATGCAAACAAAGAGATTGAAAGATTAAAGCCGGCGGCTGAGTTTGCTTATCAGATTTGCAGCTCAAAGGATGCAATCGACATCGGAAACTGTGCAAAGGTGCTCAACAGAAGCATCGGGCGCAATAATCTTTTTGAGTTTTTAAGAAATAAAAAGATTCTGCAGTCAGATAATATTCCATATCAGAAATACATCGACAGCGGATATTTCAGAGTTATTGAAACGAAATACACAATTCCATCAGGCGAAACTAAAATCAGTTTGAAAACTCTTGTTTTGCAAAAGGGAGTTGCTTATATCAATAAGCTTTTGAAGGAGAAGGATTGTTGAAAACAAAAATCTGTAAGAAGAGCGGATGCGGTCGCACTGCCCTTCCTGGGAAGGATTACTGCGAGAAGCATCTGAATTGTGCTCAGGCGGTCCAGAGCCGTAAGATTTTTACGGAAAGAGGAAAGTCAAAGCAATGGCACAATCTATATCAGACTGCAGAATGGCGGAGAAGAAGCCGCGAGTTCCTGAAAAAATATCCTAGATGTTTTATTTGCGGAGCTCCGGCAACAATCTCGGACCATATCATTCCGCATCGCGGGGATTTGACTCTCTTTTATGATGAGAATAATCTGCAGCCCATGTGCCAGCGCTGCCATAGCAGAAAGACGATGAAAGAAAATAACAACTTCCATCGCCAGGGGGATAGGGGGTGAAAAACCTGTATCTTTTGGCTTACGACCAACACGCCCCCTTTTTTGTGTGCAGGTGCGAAAAAAAAGCCTAGGGGTAAAAAAAATAACAAGGTGTTATAAAAAAAAATTGAAGCTTGAAGGATTGTGCAATGCCAAGGGAATCTGATCCTGAATTGATTGATTTGCGCTTGCAAATGGGCGCGGCTGAGTATAAGCGTTTATATACGAACATCTATCAGCGAACGAGAGAGCATGGCGAGAAGAGATTTTCAGGAAGTCATTACAAAAATACGCCGGAGCGAATTTCTGCTTTGCGCGAAAAATATAAAAACGGTGTTCCGGATGGAACTATCGAAAAAATGCTGGGGTTGAAAAATGGGGAGACCGCCGAAAAGCGTTGAAGATCATATTGCAAATGGTACATATAAAAAATCAAGGCATGAGGGGCGCGGTATAACAATCGAGCCGCTGGAAAAGCTTCCGCCTCCGGTGAGCCTTTCAAAGCGGGCCGCCGAGAAGTGGGAAGAAATTGTTCCGGCCATGGTTTCCGCCGGGCTTGTTTCGGTTGTGGATGCGGTAATCTTAAAAGATGCGTTCACTTCTTACGACATCGCCCAGGACTGTCTGGAGCAGGTAAACGGATACGAGAGTTATGGAGTTTATTTGAAGGGGCTGGATAAAACAAGGCAGATGAATCTGCTGGACTCTTATACCCAGCATATGAACAGATTCCATAAAATAATGATGAAGTTCGGAGTTACGCCAGAGGCCCGAACAAGGATGAGGGTAAAACCGAAGGAAAAAGACGACGGCGATTTATTAAAGGAATTAATGGGCAATGGATAGGAGGGTATCTATGATCAATGGCGATGCTTTAGTCAGTATTAATCAGGCGGTTTGCTATGAACTGCAGGCGATAACAAAAAAATACGGTGCGCATTATGCAAGCCCGCATGAAGGCTATGCAGTTTTGAAGGAAGAAGTTGAAGAGGCAGAGGAATGCATCCAGCTTCTGAATGATAAGCTCGCAGAAATCTGGAAGAATATAAAATTAAACTGGAATGATTCTGCGGTTGTTTATCAGGCCCAGCAGAGCGCTGTCGCACTTGCTGAAGAAGCTGTTCAGTGTGCGGCAGTTTGCGAGCGTTTCATTGCGACTCTGGATGATATGCTGGAGAAGAAATGAAAAACGGAATTATATATTTAATGATTTTTTCTTGCATTATCATGATATTTTGTTGTGCTGCTTGCATCCATGATTTGAAGATTGTAAAAGCTTATAACAGAAGCCTCCAGGAACAGATGATGCAGATTGCGGCAGAGCAGGAAACGCAATCAAAAGAAATGCGGGTGATGAAAACAAACAATGATATTGTTTTTGACATCGTAATAAATAAGGAGTGGGAAAAATGAAGAAAAGAAAACTGTTTTTCTGTCTGGGCCGGCTTACCTGGAAAGATGGAGAAGGCAAAGAGCACACTACTATTGAAAAATATGTGGGCACAATTAATGCACTGAATAAAGAAAATTATTTTGAGGGCGCATGGTTTGATGAATACAACAAATGCGCCGGAACAATAGTAATAACAAAAGATGATTTCAAAAAAGAAATTGTCAGCTGTAAGGAATTGAAAGATGAGTAGAGAGTCAGCAATTGCATGTATTATCGGCGCGGTTTTAAGCGTGATAATTTGTTTAATAATACACTTCTGGGATAAGGTGAATAAAGAATGAGCAATTATTCAAAAATAGCAGAAGAAGAATTTCAGAAGCTTCCGCTGGAAGAAAAGGAAAAGCTTGTTTCCGTGGTTCAGACCTGGAACAAAGCTTTTGAGTGTGGTGTGCTTTTTGCAATGAAGAACGCAAAAGGCAATAAAAAGGAGATTGAAGAATGAATTATGAAGTAATAGCAGGTTTATGCAAATTATTTTTTACAATGATTTGTATCTGGGTAGGGCTCGCAATTTTATTAACAATACCGGTTGCGGTTTATTTTTGGATTCAGGAAAAGAAGAAGGAGATTGAAGAATGAAGGGATGTATGAACTGCGGAAATATTTCATGCGGTAATAACAAAAAGAGAGAGAGTGCCGGTTGCGGCAGATGGATCAGCCCGGAAGATAAGATTGCAGAGCTGGAGGAAAAAGTCGGTATGGCAGAAAGAACAAGAGACCGATTGAAAGCAATGGGCTTTCCTACTCTTGCAAGCTGTAAGGAGTATTCTGCTAAACTTGAAACGTTAGAAAAAGAAAATGAGCGCCTTACTGTAGATTATGAAACATTAAAGCTTCATGATGAAGAAGAAATTGGAATGTTGAAAAGTGAAAATGCAGAACTAAAAGAAATAAACGAAGGTTATTGCAGAAGTAGAGATAGACTTATTTCAATAGGCTTTCCTAATTTCAAGGATTGCAAAGAGTATGCAGAACATCTCACCAAAGCAAAAGAACTCATATTAAGACTTTATAACGCAGGGCGAGATGTTTTGATGTGTAGAGCAGAAGAAAAAGTCTATGACAATTTATCAAACGCAATAAACGATAAAAGCATAGTGCAATTCTTAGAGGAAATTAAAATATAAAGAATTATGCAAAACTTTCATTATTTGATGCAATTAAAATACTGGGAAGGTTTTTCTCCTATTGAGATAGAGAGCAATCTTATTTTCAGGCCTTATTTTTTTAATAAGGTTAGGATTTTAGGGAAGCTGGATTTACCTAGATTCTTAGAATTGCGTTATAAAACAAATGCATGGGCAAGGAGATTTATTTGATAGAGTTCAATCATAATGGCTTGCACTTTGATTGCTGGGAAGGCGGAATGATTGTGACAGAAAAAGGCGAGAAAGTGCTGCAGGCTTTTGACGTATTCCGGAAGGGAGTTCCATCAAAAGAAAAAATCATAGAGTTTTATGATGGTTTCGTAAAGAAATTATTTGAGGAATCATAGATTATGTGCGGACCATGCGGACTGTCAAACATCTGTAAAAATTGTAAAAATAATCCAAATGCGGAGGTTAAGACCATGACGAAAAAAGAATTATTAAAAGAATTAGAGGGCCTTGATGATGATGCTATCATCTTTGTTTATGCGAATGATTCCTATTATCATATTGCCGGCTCTGAGGATAAGGTCGCAGGCGTAAAGATGCAGAATGAAATTACTTTAATTTGTGACTAAAAAGATTTTACAATGGCAGAGAAATTCAAATTTACATATTTAGAATATATTCGCGAGGTTACATCCGGCAAGGTTCCGGTTTGCAAAATGGTAAAGCTTGCAGTTAAGCGCCATGTTTCGGACCTGAAGAAAAGCAAAGCCGGAACTTTCCCATATTATTTTGATCAGAAAAAAGCTCAGAGCGCAATTATATTCTTTTCTCTGCTGGTGCATACAAAGGGCAAGCTTGCCGGCCAAAAGCTGAAGCCGGAGCCCTGGCAACAGTTTATTATTGCATCATTGTACGGATGGCGGCGAGTTGATAACAACAAGCGCCGATTCCGCAAAGCTTATATTCAGGTTGCTAGAAAAAACGGAAAATCTTTCCTTGCTGCTGGTGTCTCTCTTTATGATTTAATCACTGAGCCCGGCGCGGAAGTTTATTCTGCAGCAACAAAGAAGGATCAGGCGCGAATTGTTTTTGATGATGCAAAGAAAACCGTTCAATATTCTAAAGACCTGAAAAAATATATTAAGCCCCTCGCCCACTCTCTCACTTGTGCCGATGGTTCCATGAAGCCTCTTGCTTCTGATTCAAACACTCTGGATGGTTTGAATCCATCTTGCGCTATTATTGACGAATATCATGCTCATAAAACAACAGAATTGATTGATGTAATTGATACGGGTATGAGAGCGAGACAGCAGCCTTTAATGTTTATCATTACGACTGCAGGAAACAATCGCAATGCTCCATGTTTTGAAGAGTACGAAAATTGCAAAAAGCTGCTTTCCGGTGCGGATGGTTATGAGAATGACGAATATTTTTGCATTATTTATGAACTCGACAAAGGCGACGACTGGAAAGAAGAGCGGAACTGGTACAAAGCGAATCC